TACAATTTCACATTTTATAGTTAGAAAGAAAGGATCTGGATATTCAAGTTCAGATAAAGTAAAAATAGATGAAGTAGAATTTGATACTTCTGTCGTTAAAATTATTTTAGCTGGAACTCTTTTAAATAGAATACAAATTGAGAATAGAGATAAACTACTACAAGAATATTCTACTCCACCAGAAATAACTATTAAAAGTTTTGGAACTACAATTACAGATGTACAAATAGAAGCAATTTTATTCAAAAATACAGTATTAACATACAATTTACAAAATACAAAATCTCTATTTTCTGCATATGGATCTTCAAACAGTAATAAATTTACTGCGGATATTGATTTAAATAATAATAAATTTATCGAATCTAATCAAGTAACTGAGTTTACTTTTTCTGGTGTAGAAGGTTCTAAGTTTATTGAGTGTAACGGATTTGGTGCTGATGCATCCAAACAACTCATTCAAGGTGACTTAATTCAATTTGCAGATAAAGATGGCACTTTAGTAAAAACTATCGTACAATATGCAACTATTCCAAGTGGTACTAAAAAATCTAGAATTTATTTAGATTCTGTTCTGCAAAATGATGTAACAAATGCTACTGTTATTAGGGTAAGACCAAAGATTGAAAACGCTTCCACATCTTCTTTGATTTATCCAACTGGAGGCAAAGAAATAAGTGCTATTGTAAAAGATATTACAGACTCTAAGATCTCTTATTACATTCGCAGAGACTTTGTTGTTACTGGTTCTAGCAGTGGAGGAAGTATAACATTCGTTGCAGAACTTCCTTTCGGAACACAAAGATTTGTTCCTTTTAATCAAAGTAATTTTATAATTACTGTACTAGAAAAAGGAAATTCAACTACAGTTAATAACGGGGATATTATTTATGTAAAAGATGAGTATATTAACATTAAAAATTCAACATCAGCTTTAACTGCTGGTAGTGTTGATATTAATTTCCCAGAATTCTTCTTTGGTAATATTACATCAGGATTCCCTAAGTTAAAACTAACTGCAACTTTAGAGGTTACGAAGGCTAAGCCAAAATTAAAGACAGTTGTAAGGAATAAAAAAATTGTTGTTATTTCCAACAATGACAAGGTAATTCCTTTAAGAGGTCAAGATTTTGATGGTGAGGATCTAGGAATTAATGCATATTCTGATGTATTCAAACTTCGCTACGTTTATGAAGGAACTCTTTCATCTGCACCTGCTGTAGATTCTGCAGGTAATCTCATAACTGGAACGGATGTAACTAATAGATTTACATTTGATAATGGACAAAGAGAAACATTCTATGATGTTTCCAAAATCGTATTGAAGCCTGGTTTCGAACAAACAACAGGACAGTTAGTTATTGGGTTTGACTATTTTGAGCATTCCCAGGGAGATTTTTGTACCGTAGATTCATACTTACATGAATCTGGAGTACCAGAAGAAGAAATCCCATACTTCAATTCCTCTGTTCATGGTGTAATTTCACTCAAAGATGTATTTGATTTTAGACCAAAAGCAGACTCATCTAATATTATCGCAGGTTTCCAAGATAAATCAATCCTTTCTCAAGATGAATTTTTATCATTCTCTAAATCTGGTGGGGTTTTTGCTAGCACTCCAGCAAGTGATTCTAATTTACAGTTCACAGTTAAATTCAATGAATCTAGATACTTAGATAGAATTGATGGTGTCTTTTTAGATAAAAAGGGCAACTTTATCGTGAAGGAGGGAAATTCTTCACTAAATCCATCCAAGCCAGCTCCTATCGATGATGCTATTGCATTATACTATCTACACATTCCAGCTTACACTAAGTCAAGTAAAGATGTAAGAATTATTCCAGTTGACAATCGTAGATATACGATGAGAGATATTGGAAAGCTGGAAAAGAGAATTGAAAGATTAGAATACTATACTACTCTTAGTATTCTAGAGCAACAAGCATTAAATATGCAAATTAAAGATGACATTGGATTTGATAGATTTAAGAGTGGTTTTATTGTAGATAATTTCGAAAGCCATAAAGTTGGCAATCTAAGATCAGCAGATTATAAGTGCTCTGTAGACACTCAACAATCGCTATTACGCCCACAAGTAAATGAAGACTGTTTCAATTTAGAAGAAGTTTACAGAAAACAGGATCAGCGAGAAATAGCTGGTTATGTTAATTCTAATGGAGTTTTATCTCTGCCATATAGAAACATTAAACTTTTGGGAAATAGTTTTGCAACAAAAACTATCAACCCAAATCCATTTGTTGTTCTACAATATGCGGGCGATTTAGATATTTCCCCCAAAATTGATCAATGGTATGACAAATCAGTATTCCCTCTAGTTACAGATAATAATACAAATCTGTTCTCAATATTCTTAGCTAAGTCTAATGTTATAGATGCTTACTCAAGTTTATTTGATTCTTTTATTACGAACTGGGTAGGGGTAGAAAAAGTATTCTTCAATATTTCTTCTTTTGCCAATATCAATACTGATATTATAGAATCTTCTGTTGACACCGCAATAGTTTCTAGCTCATCAAACATTAGTCCTCAAAATAATGAATTAGCAAAAGGAGTTCAATCAAATACAATTAATAATACTTCAGTGATATCTTCTACCCAATTCTTTGCTAGAACTATCCCTGTCAAGTTTAAACTAACTAGGATGAAAGCATCTACTCAAATTTATGCTTTCATGGAAGGAAGAAATATTGGTAGATGGGTAAACCCAGATTCTAGATTTACTGGAATTCCTGGCAATTCACTAACTGCTTTCAACTCTCCAATAATTACAGATGAAAATGGTAATGCCAGTGGTATTATTCTAATTCCAGCTGGATTCCCCCCAGTGGAAAATACTAGATGGACTGGAGATGTAAATACAGTTTCATATGATACTTCAGCAGAAGAAATTAGATTTACATGCGGAACAGAAACTATTAGATTTACTTCGGATGTAACAAATAAGAATATTAGTTCTGCAGAAACTTACGCAGAAACTAAATTTTATTCTACTGGTATCTTACCACAAAATCCTTCAACAATTGTTTCTACATATCCAGCAAACTTTAAAGCAAATGAAGGTCTACAATTAATTGACAGCAATACTGATATAGAATTTAGACCAAATCCATTAGCACAAACATTTAAAGTTGAAAATTATGATGGCGGGGTATTTGTTACTGGTGTGGATTTATTCTTTAGAAATAAGAGTGATATCACGCCAATTAGAGTTTATATCTCAAATACAGACAGCAGCAAGCCTGGGAAATATATTGTTCCAGGGACAGAATCTGTTGTTATGCCATATACTTACTTGAGAGTATATTGTAGTGGTCTTCTTTCTATTAAAAAAGGAGAAACAATCAAAGGTTCCAAATCAAATGCAGCTGGTCCATTAGAAAAAGTGTATGACAATTTTAACAATGAATTAACTCCATCATCTTCAGGTGAATACTCACTATCAAATGAGCAAGTGTACACTTTAGCATTAAGCAATCATAATGGAACTTCATTTATTCAAAATGAAGTTTTAGAGATTCCATCCCTAATTCTGTTCAATAATACTAATGCTACAGATCTAACGGTAACTATAGCAAAAGATTCTGGAAAAGTTTCTAGATTAATTTTAGATTCTACTGGTCAAAATTATGAAGCTGCTACTATAACTATTGAAAGCCCACAACTTCCAGGTGGAAGTAATTCAACTGGTGTTGTTAGTGTATCTAATGGTAAAATTTATACAACAGAATTAATTTTGTCTGGTTCTGGCTACACAGATTCTCCTTCTGTTGTTATTAGAGGAGTTGGATCTGGTGCTTCTGGAGCTTCAATTAGAGCTGAAATTGAAATTGACACTCCAGCTATCAGAATGGGTGTTGCAATAGATGATGGCACTACAACAGATTCCACAACACCCACACGCTTTAATTTCCAATATCCAGTTTATTTACAGAATGATACCGAATATGCATTGAATATCGAAACAGATTCAATTAATTATGAACTCTGGGCATCAAGATTAGGGGAAATTGAAATTGCTACTAGTGTAAATGTTTCATCTCAACCACTATTAGGATCTGTTTATAAGTCACAGAACGTAGGTGGATGGACAGAAGACTTATTTGAAGATATTAAATTCTCTTTATATAGAGCAGAGTTTGATAATAGCAGACCTGCAGAAGTTTTACTAACTAACCAATCGTTAGGTATGGAGAAGCTTCCAATTGATCCAGTAGAAACTTATGCTTTCGCCGATTCAAATGCATCTTCCAATTTATTCAAAAATAATAACTTTATCGCTAAAATAAATCATCCAAATAGTGGTTTTGAAGATAAGAAGTCATACACATTCTTTAAAATGCTATCTGATGTTGGTGGATTAACAAGTGTTACTATGAACAATACTTTATTCAGTGTTATTGATAGTGGAACTGATTTCTATACTATTTCTGCGCCAACTAGAGCTAATTCTACTTTAATTGGAGGGGGATCTTCTGCGCTTGCATCATATAACAGAAAGTTTGAAAAATTATATGCCCAGGTTGGATATTTACAAGTCAATAATACATCAATTGATACGTTTGTAAAAACTACCAATATTGTCCCAATTGATTCAAACACTCAAAATTATGTTTCGTATTCACAAAGTGATTATGAAAAGACTTTCATTAATCAAACACATTACTTTACAAATCAAAAAATACTAGGATCCAGAATTAATGAAGTATCTAATGAATTAGATAGATCATTAACATACAAATTGAATCTATCATCTGATGTTTCTTATCTATCT